GGTCCAAAAAAGTCCCACACTGCCTGTTGCACTTCAGGATATCCTTTGGTATAGTCGTCGCCGGCGAACAGGGATCCGGAACGCATTTTTGGCCACCAAGCAGTCAAATCATTTGAGACAGCTTTATAACTGTGTCCGGCATCCACATAGCAAAAATCCACTGACTTGTCTGCAAAATGGTCAGCGGCGTCCCAACTTATCATGCTTAACATTGTTATGTGTTCTATCACCGGAGTTAGATTCAGTTTAAAAATATTTTCAAGATCCTGCACCGTGGCCGGATCATACGCGATCGCTGCTTCGCCCTTCCAGGTATCCACACAATAAAAAGGACCTAGCTTGTTTCTGTTGATCAGTTCTACCACACAATATGCAGCACTGCGCCCGGTCCAGGATCCCAATTCTACCCAAGTGCCGCCAGCAGGAAATTGATCCAATACCAGATCCAGCATCAGAGTATTTTTGTTACTCATAAAGCCCGAGATGTCTTGGTAGAAATGTTTCATCATTGATAGCTTCCTACACAAAATTAATAGTATCAGCGTACCACAACTGAGAATCATTTTTGACCAGTTCTGCCCACTCAATCATGTGATCTATACTGAGTATTTCTTCTTTTCTTAATGCATAGGAATTGCTGAACAATTGGAAAAAATCATCAAGGCAGTGCATATCAAAATTATTTTCCGCCAACAACCCAGGACAAAACTCCAAGACTACCAAACAGCCACTGGGCAAATTTTTCATGGTGTTCGCAGCACCATGTAATACATGTGGTTCCCAACCTTGAACATCCATTTTTATAGCACGTATTTCACCTGCACGATCACCAATCACAGCATCTAGCGTTGTTTGATTCACCACAACATCTCCGTTAGATACTACTCTGGTATCTCCAAAATTATCCGGATTATATTTAATAGTTGTAGTAGATTCAGAGTCGCCCAGAGCTAATTCAAAAAGATGTGCATGTGGACAGTTTTGTTCCAGTACTTGGAAGTTTCTGGGATCGGGCTCAAATGCGAAAACTTCAGCCTGTTGGAGTTGGGCTATTTTGCTGTACCAGCCGATGTTAGCACCTATATCAACCACCACGTCGCCTGGCCGTATATGATCTATCCATATTTTTGTTATGTTACTTTCCCAGCCATTGTGTTTTAGTATTTTTCTGCTGACCATTCGGTCTATACCTGGATCATGTATACAGAAATCAAAATTCAAACCGTGGCAGTTGAGATTAAGTTTGTGCATATGAAGTATTGTCAAATAGAACAACGGGATCAAATTCCATCACATGGTGAAATGCTGTTACAGAAAGTCCTGCGTGTTTGGGATACATTCTCCAAGCATGTGTGGGCAGCTTCTGCAACACACCGACATCTCGGATCCGGTCCGGGTGATAAAAGAAGCTGTTGACTCCGTAAGTGTCCACAGTGAAGAATTGATATCCAAATTGTTCAGTCAACAGTTGATATGCACCCAGGCTGCACCCACAATAGGTCTTTTTATATTTAGGAAGGCCTGGCCGCGCACTCACGATCTGATCTCTGTAGTAACTGAGATATTCCAAGCACATCACCGCTGGGCGGAAATCCTGATTGTACAAGAGATCTTTAAGCACCCAGAAATCAAAACTGTCAATGTCCAGACTGAAAAAGTCCGGGGTGCGTGTGGGCCAGGATTCTGTCAGAGATCCCAGCTGATCGATTGCTATAGTACAATTTCTGTGTTCATAGTCAGGATGTGACCAAGCAACTGGTCTAAGATCATGGCCCACGCCGTGATATCCAAGATTTTCAATCAGATTGCGGATCATGTTCTGTTCACCTGTTCCGGAACCTATTTCTATTGCCCAATGATCGGGATCTCGAATATGTGAACAAAGTAAATCAATTATACCATCTTCTCGGTGTTGCGAGCTGAACTGATATTCGTAAGGTAAAAAGTGTTCATTCAAGGTGGTCATAATGTATTTACCGTTATGTATGCCGATAAATATTTCTATGAAAATTGTAATTGTAACAGGGGGATTTGATCCCGTGCATTCCGGGCATATCAAATATTTCAAAGCTGCACGCGAGTTAGGAGATCGACTCATAGTTGGACTCAACAGCGACGCTTGGCTAACCCGTAAAAAAGGTCGACCGTTCATGCCCGTATGGGAGCGTGATCAAATCATCAGAGAATTAAACATGGTTGATATGACTGTGATGATGGCAGACGATGCGGACAATAGTTGCACAACATTTATTCGAGAAACGCTTGAGTTATTTCCGGATGATGAAATTATTTTTGCCAATGGCGGCGACAGAACCAAAGACAATATTCCTGAGATGCAAATACAAGACCCTAGATTGAGTTTTGTATTTGGTGTGGGTGGTGAAAACAAAGCCAACAGCTCAAGCTGGATACTTGAAGAATGGAAGAAGCCCCGGACTGATCGACCCTGGGGATATTATCGTGTGCTGCATGAAGTGGGATCACATGTGAAACTCAAAGAACTCACGGTGATGCCTGGACAACGTCTCAGCATGCAACGCCACGAACAGCGAGCTGAATTTTGGTTTGTAGCTGAAGGGCAGGCCACTGTGTATACTGTGGATCCCAACAGCACAGAATATGAGATAATGGAAAAGCCTCGACAGCACGAACATTGCTGGATTGAACTAGGGGCGTGGCATCAGTTGTGCAATGACACAGATCAACCATTAAAGTTGATCGAAATCCAATACGGTGCAGACTGTGTTGAACAAGATATCGAGCGAAAATGAAATCAATTCCTGTGTTTGTGGGATACGATCCTAGAGAGGCCATAGCCTATCATACCTGTGTGAATTCAATCATACGCAACAGCAGCAGGCCAGTGGCCATTGTGCCGGTGGCATTGAACTTGTTTCGAGAGTATAGTGAAACACACACAGATGGATCCAATCATTTCATCTACACACGCTTCCTAGTGCCATATCTCATGGACTATCAAGGCTGGGCCATATTCATTGACGGTGACATGATTGTGCGCGGCGACATTGCCGAATTATGGGAATTAAAAGACTATACCCAAGATGTGATGGTTGTGAAACATGATTACAAGACACGCATGACTGAAAAATATCTAGGCAGTCCAAACGAAGATTATCCCAGAAAGAACTGGTCAAGTGTGATCTTGTGGAACTGCAATGCCATACGCAATCGAGCACTCACACCCGAGTTTGTGCAGAATTCAACAGGTGCATTCTTACATAGATTTTCCTGGATCGATGATGATCGCCTGGGCGAGTTACCTGCTGAATGGAACTGGTTGGATGTGGAGTACGAATACAATCCGTTTGCCAAACTTGTCCATTACACACTAGGTACTCCTTGCTTTCACGAGTTTGCCGACCAAGGCGACTTCTGTGATGATTGGCACAAGGAGCGTATGCTCACTGAATACTGTCAGCAACGGGTAATCGTATGATCGTCAACAGTACAAACTTTGGAATAGATTGTTTGCATTCAGCTGAGATCATCAACTGCAAGAACAAGAGCAAGCGGCCGCAGAGATATAGTCATTTGACCCATGCACTGCAAAAAGTCAAACTAGCCGGGCATGTGATGGAATTTGGAGTATATCAAGGCATCACATTGAAAATTATCTCGGACCATTTTAGAAATCACACTGTGTGGGGGTTTGATAGTTTTGAAGGATTACCCGAGACTTGGTTTAAGAAATCAGATGTCAGCGCCAGGCGCTCGCAGCATCCACCTGGAAAATTTGCTCTAGACAAAGAAGAACTACAAGTTGTTGTGAATCAGTTTACCAAAAGAAAAGTAAAACTCGTACCTGGATGGTTCAATCAGACCGTAGTTCCCTGGATGGATCATAATCCAGGAGTGATATCATTTTTACACATAGATTGTGATCTGTACAGCAGCACAATAGACATATTAACATTATTGAATGATCGCATTGTGCCAGGAACTGTGATAGTGTTTGATGAGATGTATCCCTGGCATGATGTTGAATCGTACGATCTATGGGCACAAGGCGAATTTCGCGCATTGGGTGAATGGATTCAGAGCCATCACCGAAGTTTTCGCACCTTGTATCGAAATCAACATCAACAATGCAGTATTGAGGTGATAGTATGACCGGATGGATCTTTCTCAGCAAAGGTGGCGAAGATGAATATGTGAACATGCTGGCTGCCAGTGCTGGCATGCAGCCTATGGATTCAGACTACTTTGATTACCGATACGACATAGCACAGGATCGTAATCGATTGGTACTGCGCGGTATTCTCAAACACAAGATCATGAAACAATGTTTAGCGGATGGTAACAACTTCTATTATATGGATTCAGGTTATGTGGGCAACAATGTGGGTGTAAGCAATAGCCAAGGCATCAAACACTATCACAGGATAGTTTTAAATGATCTGCAACATAGAACCATACGCCCCAGACCCAGTGATCGATGGGATCGGCTGGGTGTGACTCCGCATCCAAAACGATCGGGGCACAAGATCATCGTGGCAGCGCCGGATGAAAAACCTTGTAGATATTATGGTATCGATCAACAACAATGGATCCAGGAAACTGTGGCCGAGATCAAACGGCACACAGATCGTCCTGTGATAGTGCGTGAACGAGCACCCAAAAGACAAGATCGAGTATTAAAAGAACCTTTAAGCCAGGTATTGTCACAAGATGTGCATGCCCTGGTCACATTCAACAGCATAGCAGCAGTGGAAAGCATACTGGCGGGCGTGCCAGCATTCGTGTTAGCACCCAGTCATGTGGCAGAACCTGTGGCCAATAGAGATCTTTCCTTGATAGAAAAATTATTCTATCCTGATCCGGACCTGTTGATGGCATGGTGCCACAGCATGGCCTATGGGCAATATCATGTGCGGGAATTACAAAACGGAACGGCATTTAAAATGATGCAAGAAATATGAGAGTCATAAGTTATACCGCTACACTTCCCCAAAAAGAGAAGTACAATGAAGAGAGTCAGAGAAATGCCACCGACAAGCTCAACACATTACGATTTTTTGCACAAGGTGTAAATGCCGTAGGTGATGAGGGCATGATCGAAGTTGATCAATGTTATCAACCCAGCGATGTAGCAGTTATTCTGGGCTGGGTACATGAGCATGGTAAAACTGCTGCACATCTACAGTTCAGACAAGAGATACTAGACGGGCAAAGAGTCGCAGGTGGGCGTACTGTGATCGCAGACAGCAACTTGTTTCTGTACAAAAATCGAGAGAATCCTGGTTATTGGTTGCGTTACAGTTATGATGGTATCTTTGCCAACACCGGCGAATATTGCGATCATGACCCTGATCCGGAAAGATGGAATCGAGTGCAAAACTCGTGTGGGGTGCAGTTGCAACCCTGGCGACAGACCGGCAACCATGTGTTGTTATGCCTACAGCGTGATGGTGGCTGGAGCATGGCCGGGTGGGATGTATTAGATTGGGCATTAAAGAACATAATCGAGATCCGCAAGTATAGTGATCGACCCATACGCATACGACCGCATCCGGGTGATAAAAAGGCTAAAAAATACTGTGATAGACTGTTGAAACTGTGTCAAGGTCGCCGGATCAACCATGTTGGAATTAGCAATCAAGAGCACAGTCTTGTGGATGATTTCACCGACTGCTGGGCAGTTGTGAACCATAACTCTAGTCCGGGTGTGGCAGCAGCGTTACAAGGGATCCCTGTAATACTCACTGATCCAGAACGCAGTCAAGCCGGTGACGTGGCCACCACGGGCATTAACCGCATAGAAAATCCACTCATGCCCGACCGTGAAGCATGGGCGCAACGAATTAGTCAGTTCCACTGGAGCCACGAAGAACTTCGCTCAGGCGCATGCTGGGCACACATGAAGAAATGGGCAATAAAATGATCGAAGTAATCACCAGTTTTAATAAACTGTATTACGACCTTATTGGTAAAGACTGTGTGAGCAGTTTCTTAGAACATTGGCCCCAGGATCTCTCTCTTGCTTGTTATGTTGAAGGATTCCGCATGCCCAAGTATGACCGTGTGCAGCAGATAGATTTTTCACAGTTAGAGTCTGACTATTTCCAATATCAACTGGATACTGGATTAAATCAAAGCATGAAAAAGTTTGCCAAGAAAGCATACAGTTTCATGCATGCCATGAATCACAGTTCGGCTGAATGGATCCTGTGGTTGGATGCCGATGTTATCACTACACGATCGTTGCCCATCGAATTGCTGCAAAGAGTGCTACGCCCAGATCACCTGGCCATGTACATGGGTGTGACATATTACACGGACAAAGGCGGTCTTCCAGGAACTTGGTTGGTGCCCGAAACTGGAATATTTGCTGTGAATACCCAGCATGAAGATTTTGTCACGTTCAGAGAAGAATATTGCCGTCGGTATCGAGATCGAGATCATGCAGATCTACGTAGATTTTATGATAATGATGTGTTTGGTGCTGCCTTGTTGACCGTGCCCGATGCTGCTGTATTGGATCTATGTGCAGGATTTAAAAAAAGCTACAAGACTCCGTTGCGACATACTGTGCTGGGCGATCACCTAATACACTATAAGGCCAAGCATTCAAAGGCCGAATATGTACAAGGTGATGTTGATGGAATCTGCGTGGCCGATAACGACTAGACGGTGCGCCAATATCGTTCGTTTCTGGGGCGTATGAGATCTTTGTCATTGCTACGCCCGGTGTTCTTTCTATTGCCTTTGAGATGATCTAGATATGCACCCCACACTGTGTTGATCAGCGGATGCCCTTCCCCTTTGATTAAACCAGAACTCCAATTTAATACTCGCCATTCGGGATGCAGTGCCTGTACTTCTTTTCTAGTTTCATCAAACACCCAGCAATCGTTCCATTCTGCCATGTTCATGAGGCGTCCTGAATCATAGGCCAATTGAAACTCCTTCAGCCATAGTCTAGTGATAGTATCATTTAAATTCATGCCATACAACCCACACTCGCTGAACTTCTTCTCTCTACCCAGATAAGCCAACCCCACATTCGAGGGCATGTGCAGCAATAAAAATGCTTCGTTAAGAGGTGTATGGCACACCATGTCAGCATCCATCCAAAACAGCACATCAACGCCACAGTTGGCTGCTGCATGGAACACACTGTAGGCTTTGTGGCAGAAGCGTATGGCATCCCAACGAAATCCTATGCCGGGTGCTTTGCCTTTAGCATCCGCAGGGCCTGTGGCCACTTCACCGCGAGCTCGAGGATCTGATCCCCATCGCTGTTTGAAAGCAACTATGTCTGGGCTGACTTCATGCAAATTTCTCACATGCAGATTCTCGGCTGTTTGTGTGATTTCGCAATCTTCTGTGTACACATAGAGATCCACTTCTCCGGGCCAAGTCTTTAAGAATGTGTCGATCATTCGGCTGGCATACTTGTCGTAACCCGATTGATTAAATGTTGTGACTACTGCATATTTTGTCATAGGCTTCCAGGTTTGAATAACTATTTAATACATATCATGAACATCAGTATTTTTAATAGATTTGGCGCATTAAATTCTGTGCCTGTATTTGAAGCATTCCGCGAAGGATGTAAACGAAATCGTATACGAGTGACCGAGCACAACTCCGCAGCAGATGTAGCTGTGATTTGGAGTCAATTATGGACAGGTCGCATGGCTCCCAATCGTGCTGTATGGCAGGAATTTACGTCAAGTGGGCGCCCTGTGATAGTGATGGAAGTGGGGCAACTCATGCGCGGTGTTGCCTGGAAGATGGGCATCAACGGTGTAAATGCTCGTGCTCAATGGGGTGAAGGAACGGAATCAGAGCGGGCCAATAAACTCGCAATGCGTCTGCAACCGTGGCACCAGGGAGATCATGTCTTGATAGCCATGCAACGAACAGACAGTGAGCAATGGGCAGGATTGCCCTCTGCTGAACAATGGCTTGAACACACTGTGAATCGCATACGCGAAAATACCGATAGACCAATTGTGGTGCGTCCACATCCCAGACAGCGTCTGAACCCCATACCCGGTGTACAGATACAACAGCCACGGGCTCTGCGTGGAACCTATGATGAGTTTGATTTCCGTGGCAGTCTAGGCCGTGCCTGGGCCGTGGTAAATGAAAACTCTGGTCCGGGCAGTCAAGCCATCATTGATGGTGTACCAGCATTTGTGGGTGCGGATAGCATGGCATTGCCAGTGGCCAACACAGACTTTGCTTTCATAGAAAAACCACGCATGCCCGAAAGATCTGCGTGGTTAGAACAACTGTGTCACACAGAGTGGACACTGGGTGAGATTGCAGCTGGATTACCCTTGAGTAGATTGTTGAAGTCTCTTTAGATCAGCATCCACCATGTCCTGGATCATGGTAGCAAAGTCAGTTCGCGGTTGCCATCCTAGTATGGTTCGGGCAGAAGTGCTGTCGCCATGCAAACTATACAGTTCGGCGGGTCGTTTGAATCGTGGATCAGACTTGACCAACGGCGACCAATCCGCAATGCCTGTGTGTCGAAATGCTATGTCGCACAGTTCACCAATGCTGTGCTGCTGACCGGTTGCGATCACATGGTCCCGAGCAGTAGGCTGTTGTAGCATCAACCACATGGCTTCCACAAAGTCTCCGGCAAATCCCCAATCTCGCTTGGCATCTAAATTGCCCAAGGTGATAGAGTCAGCTAACCCTAGCTTGATACGGGCAACACCATCTGTTACTTTGCGTGTGACAAACTCCCGGCCACGCAATGGGCTTTCGTGATTGAACAAGATTCCCGAACAGGCATACAAGCTGTAGCTTTCACGGAAGTTAATGGTCATCCAATGACTGTACAACTTGCTCACACCATAAGGGCTTCTTGGTCTGAATGGTGTGTGCTCGCACTGGGCGCCTGGTTCTGTGGCATTGCCAAACATCTCCGATGTGCTGGCTTGATAAAAGCGTGTGTTAGGACTATGAGTGCGTATGGCGTTGAGCAAGTTCAGCACACCAATGGAGTTTACTTCTGTGGTAAGTTTGTTGAGATCCCAACTGGCACCCACAAAACTCTGTGCTGCAAGATTGTATACTTCTGCAGGTTTGAGAGTTTGCATGAGATGATTCATGTTGTTTTCATCGGTGATATCACCGGTGATCAACTCGATATCGTTCTCAATGCCCAACCATTTGATGTTGTCTAAGTTAGGATTTGAGTAGCGTTTGACGAGGCCATACACATGATAGCCTTTTTCGATAAGTAGTCGAGCGAGATAAGGACCGTCTTGGCCGGTCATGCCTGTTACAAATGCGGTGCGTTTCATAACAGTATGTATCACGAGAAACGATCATACTGTAATATCTTCCATACCTGCTGTGCGTAAGCGAACCACATGGCCCATCTGCCATTGCTTGACATCTAGCCCTTTCATGATGCCCAACCAACGATTTCTTAGCAGGGCCACTTCGTTTATGATGGTTTCAAAGTCCACCACTTCATCTTCACCTTCAGCGTACTTTTCAGCATCTCTTGATGTGAGGGCGCGGGCATAGCCTTCCAGATATTTTTGAAAGGGTTTTCTGCGTATCTTGGGTAGCTGGCTGTTGGGTTGGTTTAACGCAGCTTCAATCTCTTGCAGTTGTTTGGAGCGTTG